ATTTCCATTTCGCCTTGGGAACAGTCTGCCAATCTATGGGCTTCTGCTTCATCGAGCCCATAGATTACTTCACCGGCATTGTAAGTCTTCCCATTTCTGCGTACCTGAAAACGATTTACTCTGACTGCGTACATATTAAAGTACCTTCATGGTGTACCAGGAATCTACATCCACTACCATTGGTACAGACGCGGATGCCTGACGAATGTAACGGGTATCAGCACCGGTATTGGACCATTCTTTTGGTACATAGAGACCTTCAAAGGTATGGAATTCACCATCTTCCATCAGCTGGGTAACGGACGCAGCCAGAATTTTTCCGATATTCTTGGTGGTGAAAATTACGTATCCATCAGGAATGTAGGACTGAGTTGCTCCTTCATCATCTACATAGCAATCGTCATAGCCATATACTTCGATATTTCCCGGAGTCAGAATGGCATAACGAGTTACTGTAGAGTCCACAATAGACGGCTGAATGGAAGCAAAGAGCGCATTATTCGGAATCATCATCTTTTCATGCAGAGACGGATTGTTCAGCAAATGCGTGATGGTTTTGGAATTGGCAATCATGACGGTTGGATTATTGCCATTTTTGCGCATTTCCACTCCCACATCTTTGATCTGGTTGTAAATATCCGCTTTATCAGAGGACCAGAGATCATCACCGGACAGGGTCTTCTTCTGTGTGAATCCATCAATGGTAACGGTATCTGTTACCTTTTCTTTACCATCTTCTGCATATCCTTCTGCAGTGAACTTGCCATTAACAAGAAGCTGTGCGCACATCCATTCAATGCGGCGATCAATCATATCTGTCAGATCTTTCAAGTCTTCCGCACGAACGCGAGAGGCTCTTTCTGCTTCAGACAGTGGATTGAGTGGATTTTCACCGAAAGCGCGCTGTTTGAGTGCTTTCACGTTAAGCGCACGAGCCGGCGCCATCATAGGTGGTGCGTATTCTTTAGTCTGGAAAGAATTGCGAGCTACCAGGGCAGCGTTACCCGGTACTACAAATGGTGCCATTTTACGGGTGCCCTTTTTGTAGTCCATGATAACCTTGTCCCCTCTGAATGTTTCCAGCCCGGAGAAGAAGTTCTTTCTCAAGAACATGGACGGTTTGTAGTTTTTCAGAAAGGCGGCAGCCCAAGTTGCTGTATTTTCGAGATTAATTTCGTATCCCATTCCTGTTATTCCTCCTAATTAATGTTCATGAACCATATAAATATTAAGTGCACGAAGCGGGTCAAGCATGGTGGACTCATCATAGCCGGTACACTTTTCGGCAATAAATGCGCCTTTGATATACACCGGTGCTACCACATCAGCTGCTGTTGCATCAATATCTACTGCCAGTACGGCAGAAGCTGTGTTGTCAGTAGCCGCTTTATAGGAACCATCGGTATCTTTCGCCACGATAGTGCCAGCTTTCAGTGCACCTACGGCGGTTTTGAACTTCACATTCATCTGGCGCAGTTCATCTGTGCCAGCAATGAAGTTCTTATCTTTGAGTTCTCCCAGTTTTCCAAAAAGTTCAGCCATTTTCTTTCTCCTTAGGCAAATACGCCTTTGACGACGGATTCAATAGTCTGATTTTCTGCCAGTTTTTTCTTCGCTTCATCGTCCATAGCCGGTTCCGTTTTAATTCCCTTGGCGCCGCTATTAGCGAAGTCTTTTACGGCGTTTGCCATAAACCCGTTATTTGCCGGTTCTGCTGCTTTGGTAGAGTTCTTGATAGTATCTACATAGAAAGACACTTCCTCTGCCGTTTTGCCGGTTTCTTTTGCGTTCTGAATGATTTTAGATACGGCTTCAGTGCCATCATCCAGCGCATCCAGTGCGGCGATACGTTTTCTTTCCTCAGTAACCGCATTCTGTACCCGGAGTTTAGTTTCATTTTCTGCTTCTTTTGCGAGTTCCGGGAAGGCCTCGCGCAGATCTTTCAAAGTTTTGATTGTGGAGTTGTCCATAATCTTCCCCCTTCCGGCCTTTCCGGCCAAATCTATTGCATTCATGAGACTTTTACGGCAGATTTTCGCCGCGTTCATGATTGCTGACATCTGATGCCCCTGGGAAATATTAGTGATATTCCCTGTTTTTAACACTGCAGTTGCCAATTTATGACTTACTGCTTCCTGGGCCGTCATTTCTGTCTCATCATCCATGAGCTGAGACAAGATAGCTCTATCAATTCCGGTAGAATCCGCATAGATATTGATAATGCACTCTTTGATTTTGTCTAACTGGTCGGCAGCTTTCCGCAAGTCTGTGGAATTGCCATAGATTTCAGTCAGTGGATTATGTACCATCAGCATGCCGCCTGGAAACATGTTTCTTTCATCCCCGGCCAGAAATGGCATAACCGCCGCAGAGAATACCTTTTCACCATTGGTGATGACTTTACCGCCGGTTCTCTTATGTTCAATCAATGCATCATAGAGTCCCACACCGGCGAAGACGTCCCCACCATAGGAATTGATTCTTACATTGATAGTTTTCCCTGCATGGGCTTTCAGCATATATCGGAAACCACCAGGCGTATTTTTAGTAAAATCGCCATAGTCATAAAACCATTCCATCCAGTTTTCATCGTCATACAGTACGCCTTCAATGCTGAGGTCTACTGAAGTTTCTGTCTCATTTGAGAAGTTCCAGAATTTACTCATCGTCTTTTCCTTCCGTGTCATCGTCCAAATCACTATCCGGGAAATTGGCTTCTGATGGAAGTGTGTTATCCGGATATAGTGGCAAGCCATTTTCTTCTAACTTGGCATTTTCAATAGCAATACGCTGTACGTTTTCGGCATAGGAAGTGCCTGTCAATTCAGCAGCTTCTTTCTCGCGTGTAGACAAGCCCCACTCGATACGCTTACCAGCTGCTGTGATTTCACGAGACGGGTCCAAAATACCCATCACCGGTCCAAACCAGTCTGCTTTCTGCCATGCAGCGCGCATGATTGGATTCTCGAAATACCCCGGCGCTTTGATATAGCCTTTGTCTACGGCTTCGGAAAGCCACCATTCGTATACCGGCTGGCAGAAATCACGAGCAAACCAGGTCCTTCTCCGACGGAAATCCATCCATGCCTGCAGAAGAGCCGCTCTGGACGCTGTATAGGACGCCTGGAATGTTTTCATCAACACTTCATATGGCTGACCTAGTGCTGTGCCGATCTGCTTAATCACCTGAGTGGTAAAAGAATCGAAGGTAGAAAGATTCTTGCTTGCATCGAGTTCTTTCACGTCCCAGCCAGGTGGTACAGCATTCATGGTTCCCATGCCCAGTTTAAACTTGGCATTTCGCAAATCATCGTAGGAAGCAGTTTGGTTTCCGCCACCATCCTTCAATGGGAATGCGTCATTATGCTGCTGACTCTGCGTAAAGAAAAGGGAGAAATAGCTCTTGATAATAGCCGTCATGAGTTCTGCATCAGTGAAGCGGCCTACCTGTTTCATGGCCTCAATGACCGGAGCCATGTAAGGTGTTCCGCGATACTGCGCCGGGCGATCATCATGACAAATTTGCATGACATTCTGCAGCCCCGTTTCTTTCCCAAAGGCAGCAACACGCGTCCAAGTTGTGGGGCCTCTGGCTCCAAAATCATTGGGGTACTTATTCGCAATGTAATAAGCCACTACAGCTCCGCCATCATCGATTTCTACGCCGGAAATAATGCGATTCCCGTTTACCTGGTTATTTGAATACACTGGGTAAGTAGAGCCATCACTATTTGGATTGCATACGCGAGAGCCTTCTATCAGCTGAATCCGCAAGGAAAACGGCATGAATGCCGTTTCCGGTTCTCTCTGGATAACGGCGAAACAATCACCGTCCACCATTTGCGCATTGTATGCGATATCTTGCAGATCGTAGAAGTTGTTCCGGTGATATTTATCACAGAAAATGCTTCCAGCCCACATATCAAACGCAGTTCGCGTCATGTAAGCCCATTCTTCCGCTTCGTCTGCAGAAATGCCAAGAATACGATAAATCGGTTTGGGGGATAGATTCAAACCTGCCCCGATGACGTTCATTCTACTGTTATTGAGTGCCCCGGTAGCCACACAAGAACCGCCCATGGCAAGTGATGCCGCACGTCCTCTAAGGCGTCCCAGATTTTCATCGATATCCTGTTGTGGCGAGCTTCTGATAGGAAGCCAGCCTGCCATAGAGCCCCTGGTAGAATTGGCACCGGTTTC